CGACTCGACGGCTCTTCCCTTGTGATGGCGGTGGCGAATTACACGGGTATTAGTCTCGCTGAAGCATTGCCAGTCGTAACTAAGCCCGATGGCAAAGGGGCGCAACAAGTCGAGCCTGAGCACCTTGCTGCCGATCTCATCCGCCGGCCTAATCCCTTCTCAATATGGGCTGATTACTGTCTCATGCTCGGCTTTGAGTGGTGGATGGGGAATTTCTATCTCAAGAAGGTGCGGAATATCGCTGGGCAGATAGTCGAACTGTGGCATATTCCGCACTTCCTCGTACAACCGCGCTGGCCGGGGGATGGAGGCACGCCGACAGTCCCTCTCGAGGAAGCTGATAACACCTTCCTCACGCACTTCCAGTACAACCAGCCAGGTAAAGCCCCTGTATTAATTAAGCGCGCGGACATGGTTCACATCAAGCGCGGGGTGTGTGCGGACAATCCGCGCAAGGGAGCCGGGGTCTGGGACGGCGTACTTGAGGAACTCTACGGCGATAATGCAGTCGCGCGCTTCTCTGCTCAGATAATGAAGAACATGGGCATGGTGCAAGTGATGCTCTCGCCAAAAGACGGCGCCAGCGTCACCCCTGAGCAAGCAGCGCACATCAAGCAGCGATGGATTCAGCTATCGACCGGGGATAACGCAAATCAGCCAATGGTCAATCCGGTGCCGATCGATGTGGAGAAACTTGGATTCAGCCCAGATGAACTCGATCTGAGCAAACTTCGCAATGTTCCTGAGTCGCGCATCGCTGGCGTCACCGGGATTCCGGCGATTGTATTGCAATACATCGTCGGGTTGGAAAACGGCCACTATGGCGCAGCTTATGAACAGGCGCGACAACAGGGCTACGAGAATGTGATTATTCCGATTCAGAACCACTTGTCAGAGGATCTGACGTGGCAAGTGTTGCCGGAGATTGATAACACGAAAGGTGCGCGAATTTCGTTTGACATCACTAAAGTAAGGGTACTCCAAGACGACAGAACAGAACTCTATTCGCGCATGGTTGAGGCAGTGCGCGCGGGCGTGATCACTATCAATCAGTTTCTTGTATCTGTTGGCAAAGAACCCGTGGCTGAAGGTGAGATTTACTTAATTCCATCAACGTCCACTCCGATGACGATTGATCGCATAAAGACCATCGCGGATGGAACAGTTGAGCCGCCGCCTGTAGTTACTCCTGAACCTGCGAAGATGGCAGCAGACATAGATCACTTACTCGCTGAGCTGGAAAGGCAAATGAAAGACTTCACACCGCGAACTTAAATATGCTTCCAAGTTTTCTTCAGCAACAGGCAGTTAATCGTCATCACTGTAACTCCGTGCTGGGTGGCAAGGTCATGTTGGGTCGCGCTTCCAGCCGCATACGCCTGTCGAATAGTTCGAACTTGCGCCTCGGTCAGTTTGGCAGTCACGTGCTTTTCGCCCCGCTTTACGCGCTCAGGAAATTTATGCGTCCAGTGATCGTCACCATGCGGCAACTTCTCAGGATGGAGCCGCGAGGGGTTACGATCACCAGTCGCCATCGCGCCGAGCGCCAGAGCGTGCTGAGTATTCTGACTGAACGTAAGATATTCGAGGTTCGACAAGCGGCCATTAGTTTTGACGTTATCTTTGTGGTTGACGTTGTGTCCTTCTGGGCACGGGCCAACAAAAGCAGCCATCACGAGCAGGTGAACGTCAACGCCCTTGCGCTTTCCGCCAACAGAGAGGGATACGGAAAGGTAGCCAGTAGAGCCCGTATCACTCGGATTAAGCAGGCGATCCTTCTTACATCTGGGCGAGCCGCCCATTCTCATCACACGGCCCAAATCCGAGACGGAGTAAAAACCCTCGTAGCCAACAACGGGCAACCATCTTTCTGTGCTAAGTTCTTCCGTGGTAAATTCTGGGGCAGGCATGATCTAAACCTCCTGAACAGGTTGATTATGTTAGAGCCGTGTGCGGTCTGAATCACCGTCGCGGCTCGTCCATTTTAACATGTCACTTCGCGAGAAGGTATCAAATCTTAAACTGCAATCCGCGACCGCAATGCGCCATGCGCTCTGGTGGGAGAAGCAAATTCAGACTCATGGTGAGGCGAAAGTCACCGCCTTCTACACCCACCTCGGCCTGAATCATCTCGAAACAAAATCAGGAGTTGAGTGGGAAGGACTCACTCTCTCCCGTGAACCAAAAGAGCACGAGAAGATCGCGGTGAAAGGCGTAGCTCAGGCTCAGGAATCATCTCAGGAAGCAATCGGCAAAATCCTGTTATCGCTCAGAGATGAATTGATCGTAGACGGTCTCAAGGGCATCAAAAAACTTAAACCTCAGAATCTGCATGAGTTAGTTCTATCCCCTTCCAAAGAATCCTACAGCGACCTGAGAGATCGCCTGGTCAAAGTCCATAAGCAGGGGCGAATGTTAGTTGTAGCTGAATTGAACGGTACTAAATCACTTAAAGCCGCCGCGGAAGACGAATTCGACGAATTGGACGATCTAACCTCTCTCACAGAGAGCCGTGTAGCGAACGACGTTCAAGCCAGAATCGTTGATGCGACCACACGCTACTCCTTGCTCGGATTATCAGGAAAAGAGCTTCTGAGCGCCGTAGAGAGCGAAATGGCGGGCGGCTCGGTGAGTTACATTGATCGTGCGGCTCGGGGTTTAGCCTCAAAAGTAATCAACATAGGTAGAAGTGACGAGGCTGAATCACGTTCAGACGAGTGGGATCGCGTCGAATACTCAGCTCTGTTAGACCCTAATGTCTGTGAATTCTGCGCCGGAGAAGATGGCGACACAGCCAGCAATGAAGACGATCTACAGCCCGCCCCGAATCCAGAATGTCTTGGCGGCGATCAATGTCGCTGTTTTCACGTCTTCCTGACCGCCTAATCCTCCCTAGAAGAATTCCCTAGACATAATTCTAGTACGGTGTTAAGTTGCTACTAGATTACGGCATAAAACTAGAAGGAGTTAAGTGAATGCCACAGATGGGCGATAACCAGGCTCAACTAGCCACAATCGTGGACGCCGACGTATTGGAGATCGTGCGCCGACTCTCAAAGGCTGAAGGTGTGAGCCACGGTGACTTAATTGGCCGGCTTGTGCGAGCGTATGACGAAACGCCGCCGCCGGTCGAGTGTGAACTTGAAGACGACGCCAGCATGTCGGTATACGTGCCTCGTGATCGGGATATGTTGGCCGCTGCGTTCGTCGCCATAGTTGATGCCGCCAAACCTATCATGCACGAAAACCACATCTTGAGCGCAATGGGTCTGGCGCGTACACACCTGATCAAAGGTTTACCTGAATATCAAGATGCCGAGAAGTGGCGAAAACGCTGGCAGGAGATTCGAGACAACGGAGCAAGACCGCTAACTTATTCACCGCCGTTGAAGAGCTCGAATACGAACGGCTCACGCTGAAGAAGAGGGAGGAGCGTTGTGAGTGAGCGAGACGACAGACCCGCAACCCGAGACGATATTATTTACGCGGTCTTCGCGATCATCATCGCTTTAATGCTGATAATGAGTGAACAAGGTTTTACACCGCAAGAAGTCAGAGACTTGGCCCAATACGTCAAAGGCATGGCCGACGCGACTCAGAACGTAAAACTAGGCCGCGCCGCTGACTGTCTTTTGGAGGCGTCGGAAGTTATCTGCGCTGGTGGTTTCTGGACCTGTGGCGGCGGGCCGGAATGCACGTCAGATCATAAGTAATTATGGCCTATTGGTCCTTCTTCCAACGCAAAGTAGTCCTAACCTCTGACGATGTTCAGTGGTGCATGGCTCAAGAAGAATTCGCTCGAGTTGGGCTTGATGGCTATCTTAAATTCCAGGCGCTCCCGATCGACGACAAGGAGATCCTCGGCCCGCATCAGAGCTTCAGTGGCTCAGTGCGAAGGATATTGCAAGACTTCCTTGCGTCTGATTCGCAAACTCTCCTACTACTGGAAGAGGATTGTATCTTTCGCGATCTCTCGCACTTAGAGCAAGCAATCAGTGAACTGCCGGCAGAATGGGACATCCTCTATCTCGGCGCGAATCTCATCTGCTGGAACAATGGCGAGCAATGGCCGGAGCGGGTGAGTGAGCATTTGTTTCGAGTCTATGCTGCATGGACCACGCATTGTGTGGCGTTCAATCGTAAAGTGGTTCCTTACCTGCTGGAACGTCAACCGGGTTTGTCTGAGCGAATGTTCGATAACTGGATGAGCGATCAACTCCCGCAACTCAACGCTTATTGCATCGCGCCGATGGTGGCGTATCAACGTCCGAGGATTAGCTCGATCTGGCAGAAAGGTGTAATAGACGACTACACCGAGATCTTTCAGATGAGTGAGGGGAGGTTAAAATGAACCGAAGAGAGTTAATAAGGCGAGGACCGATGGCCATGCTTGGCATTCTCGGTATAGCAGCGGGCGTTCAGTCCTCGCCGCAGACGAAGCGTGAACCAGTCATCATTAGCATAAGCGTGCCGATGGATGAGAACGCGGTCCTTGAAGTAGTGCGGGAGGACTATAAAAATGGCGGTAGGCTGCGCGAGCTCATTCAGAGTGAGTCGAGGTTGAGATGATTGCAGCATTCATAGTTGGATTCAGTGTCGGCGTCGTTTCAATGGCGCTTCTTGATCTGTGGGCCAGATGTATCGAAACCCGCGTCCCTAAGATTCCGAACTGCCCAAATATTCCGCCGCCCCCACCAAAATCTGACCGTCCGAACCCGGCATTATGACAGTTCATCTCGTTACATTCGCAACACCTGATATGGGCCGTTCGCGTGATCTGTGCATTGAGAGCGCAATCCGTAATGGGATTGAAGGGGGTAACGTTGACCCTTGGTCGGACGGAGACCTCGTTGATTTGCCTGATGACGCGTTTTACATAACACGTCCAGATGACCCGCGCAGAGCATTAGGATGGTGGAGTTGGAAGCCCGCAATCATTGACAGGAATCTCAATGGCTCATGGTGTAAGGACGGAGACATTCTCATTTACGCCGACGCCGGAGTCGAATTCATCGCTCCCGTCTCTCACATCATCGAGCGCATGGATCAGGATATCTTTCTCTTCGGCAACAACTGGGAGCACGCGCACTGGTGCAAGCGGGATATCGTCGATGAGGTGTGGTTAAAAGATACTGCTTCGAGTTTAGCGGATGCGATGGATTATCATTCGACATGGGATCGATTCGGCAAGCAAGTCCAAGCTTCCGTCATCTTCTTCCGCGTCTCTGACTATACCCGTCAATTCGTCGCCGAGTGGCTCAAGTGGTGCTTATTCGAAGGTGGGAGATTGATAGATGACTCTCCTTCACGCGCGCCGAATCACCCTGAGTTTAGAGAGAATCGACACGATCAGGCGATTTTAACGACGATGGCCTATCGTGAAGGTTTGCGCCTCCACGCATGGCCCGCCGTTTACAACCGCTTTCTGGGCCAAGAATTCGTTTATTCGAGAGAAGGTTATCCTGAGAGCGATAACTACCCCGCGCTCTTTCACCACCACAGATTTCGTAATTCTGATTTTGAGGTAAATAAAAATGGATCCATGGACACATGATCATACGTGGAGAGAAACAGACCACACCTGAGGGTGTAACCGTTCAGAAAAGATGTGACGCCTGTGGAATGCTTATGTCCATTGGGCCAGGTCGCGTCGAAACTGAAGAAGAACGCTTTCGTAGGCGAGTAAAGGAGGCAGTCATAGAAGACATCAGAGCTAATGGTCCAATTCGCATGGCCCTACTCGGCATTTTTCGAAGCTGAACGCTATGCTTAACTTCTTCCACAAGTACGCTGCGAACTTTTGCTATTCCCAGAACGGGGAGGAAGGTGTTCTCGCTGAGTGCCAGAGGCGCGGCATTAGTATCTTTCACTGCGTAGAAATCGGCGGACATGACGGTCGCTTCTGTTCTAATACCGCATACGTTATCGAGAGCGATATTCGTGTGGTGACGGGCCTATTCGTCGAAGCCGACTACAACCTCTATCAGCAATGCGTCTCAAACTGGAAGCATAACCCGCTCGTGCGCTGCCAGTGTTCCCGCGTAGACGGAAACAACATCAACGCCTTTGTAGGTGACGACTGCGATCTCTTATCGATCGATGTAGATGGAGCGGATTTTCGTATCTTCGCCGGACTCAAAGCCAAGCCAAAGATCGTCATCATGGAGATCGACTCCAGCATTCCGCCCACTG